GATGGCGTGTGCGTTGCAGGGTGGGATACTGCCGCCGGTGTGGGTATACTGGGAACTAGCGAAGGACGAGGCGCAGCCTGACTTCAAGAAACACACACGCGGCTATTTGCTGCATGATACAGAACCGATGGGACCGATGACTGAAGAAGAGGCCATCGAATACCTCATCCAGAAGGACGTACCACAGTCTGTATGGCAGTCGTGGGACGAGGGCAACCGCCCGAAAATGGTGATCTGTCGGAAGGAGCAACTTCCGGCGACACGCGAGTGGAGAAACGCATGGCGTATCTCTGATGAACTGGCAGCTTAAAGGAGCAGAAAATGCCGACAACTTACATCGTAGACAAGGACGGGAACCAGATTGACGCTTCCACGGCTACCGTTCCATCTGACCGTCACTTTCGCGGTGCATGGTCATTGAGTGGCAAAGTCATCTCTGAAGACATGGATGCAGCCAAAGTAATCTTCAAGGACAAAATCCGTGAGGTTCGCAAGCCACTGCTTGAGGCAGAGGACGTAGTGTATATGAAGGCTTTAGAGGCTGACGATGCGTCTGCCAAGACTGCTTCTGTAGCAAAGAAGAAGGCACTGCGTGATGCACCTGCCGCACAAGCAATTACAGATGCAGACACAATTGCAAAGCTGAAGGCAGCTTGGGATACATCTGTGCTTGGCAATAGCCCTTACGCATAAGGAGCATAGATAATGGCATTAACTAAGGTTGGTAAAGAAGGTATCACTGGCATTTCCAATTCTAGTGATGCCACTGCTATTACTATTGGCTCTTCTGAAAATGTCACATTTGCTGCAGCCACCCGTGCGCCTAACAGTTCTGCATCTGCACCTGCTTACGCATTTAGTAACGACACGAGCAGCGGCATGTTTTTGCCGGGTGCGGATACTCTTGCGTTTTCATCGGGTGGGTCAGAACGTATGCGTATCAACAGTAGCGGCAGTATTCTCCTTGGCGTAACATCATTTTCTAGTGGTGGTGGAGGTATAAAGTTCGGTGGTGTTGGCGATAGAGACATTAGTGTAAATGGTACTGGCGCAATACAACAATTAGGATTTCACAATCCTAATGGTGAAGTTGGTTCTATTTTTACCAGTAGTAGTTCAACAACTTTTGCAACATCCTCCGACTATCGCCTCAAAGAAAACGTAGTCGACATGACAGGTGCTATTGACCGTGTAAAAACGCTGGCACCCAAGCGGTTTAATTTCATCTCAGACGCCAACACAACATTTGACGGTTTCCTAGCACACGAGGCGCAGACAGTTGTGCCAGAGTCCGTCATAGGAAAACACAACGAGGTAGACGATGACGGCAACGCAGTCATGCAAGGCATTGACCAAAGCAAGCTGGTGCCGTTGCTTACCGGCGCACTGCAAGAAGCCATCAATAAAATTGAAACACTTGAAGCTGAAGTTACTGCGTTAAAAACACGAGTAACCGCACTAGAGGACGCATAATGCCGTACATAGGTAAATCTCCAGAGTTCGGTGTTCGCAACCGCTTCGTGTACCAAGCCACGGCTGGGCAAACGAGCTTCAGTGGATCAGACTCCGACTCGCTGGTGCTGTCATACTCTGACAGCTTGTATATGGATGTTTACCAGAACGGTGTGCTGCTAAAACCCGGCACTGACTATGCGGCCACAACCGGCACCAGTGTTGTCTTAGTCACAGGTGCCAGCGCAAGTGACGTTGTCGAGATGGTAGTCTACGATGCGTTCTCCGTCGCCGACAGTTATACCAAGTCCGAGGCAGATACACGCTACCCCTTCAAGGGCAACAACTCAATTATCCGGTTAAATGGTCAGACGATCAGCGCAGACATTACGATTGACAGCGACGAGAACGGTGTGTCGGCGGGGCCGATTACACAGAATGCTACCGTCACTGTTAACGGATATTGGAGCATCGTATGACCAGCGTTCTGAATGTAGACACGATTGCTGACAAGGCGGGTACGGGGCCGGTAGGGCTAACAAAACAACATGCAACAAAGGCGTGGTTAAAACACGATGCAGGTGATGCCAGCATCAAAGACAGTTTTAATCACTCAAGCCTAGCGGACATTGGAACAGGACGGTCGGATTGTAATCTTACAAATGCCATGTCGAATGCCAACAGTTCGTGTACTGCCGCCAACAATACGGCGGTGGCTTGTATTAGTAATCAGATTACGATGACAACATTAAGGTACAGTTCAGACCATTTTACTGTTAGTGGTAGCTTTCAAGATGCGGCTCATTGTTCTACTCAAATGTGTGGAGACCTCGCGTAATGGCAAGTGTACTCAAAGTCGATACAGTTACCGGGGTAACCACGGCTGGATCTATTGCGATTACCGGCGAGGGCAACTCGACTACGACGAACTTGCAGCAGGGGTTGGTTAAAAGTTGGATGAACCTTGATGGAGACTTGTCTACGCCAGCCGTATTGGATTCGTTTAATACGGCCAGCATTACTGACGTATCAGCTGGAAGATATAATCAGGTTGTCACCAACGTGTTTGCCAATGCTAATTATTCAACGACAATCGGCGCAGATGCCTGTGATGGTGGCTCAACTGACATGCACTCAGCAGTATACAACTCTGGGACCGCAACAACCACATCGACTGTTCAAGTAATTGGTGCAACATCTAATGGTACAGTTTTTAAAGACCTTGAGCATATGTGTGCAATGAGCGCAGGAGACCTCGCATGAGTAGGGCGGCAGTAAATGCCGGAATGCAAGGTAGTGCTGCGGCGTGGGTTGAGTTTAATGGAACAGGTACAGTTGCCATTTCTGACAGCTTCAATATTGGTGGCTTAACAGATGCTGGTACTGGTTTGTATGACTTGACGTTTACTAACAGCATGAATAACGCAGATTTCGCAAGCACAGGGGCCGCTGGCGAAAATGCCGATAATGGTGGCAACCGGAGTTTTGGTCTTCGAGCTAAATCTACTGGCGGTCAAAACTGTCGTGGCTTTCGTGACGGAGTATCGGCAGATGACATGGCTGAGATGTGCTTTCACACAATGGGGGATCTCGCATAATGGCTAGTGAACTTAGAGTAAACACACTGAAGGATGCCAGCGGGAACAACAGCATTGCTACCAGCTTTGTTGCTAGAGGAAGTGCAAAGGCATACTACCACATCAATGTGGATGGAGACACCATTTTAGATAGCTTAAACATTTCATCCCACGATGACGATGGTGAGGGTGATGGGGGTATCCATCTGTCATCTAATATGGGGTCAGCAAATTACAGTTGCTCTTTGAGCCATGATGATGCTGGTGCTGGTTCCACACTTCTAAATTCGGATGTTACTAGAGACACTCAAGCTGATGGAACATTTGACTATGAAGTTGTTAAAGTTAACTCTACCACAAACAGAACAAATCAAGATGCGGTTAGATTTGGTGCAATTCACGGAGACCTCCTGTGATTGCGGGCGCGGGTTAATTTAGTTACACTGACTACAAATAGAAATGGTGGGATAAATGGCTTCTACATACACAGCCAACCTTGGCATAGAAAAACCCGGTTCCGGTGAACAGGCAGGCACTTGGGGTACGACCACCAACAACAACTTTGACATCATTGATCGTGCTATCAATGGTGTTTTAGCCCTGTCATTGACTGGAACCACAACAACTTTAACCACAACTGACGGGGCGCTTTCGAATGGTGGCTTTAAGGTTCTTGTGCTTGGTGGATCTCCCAGCGGCACAAATACGATCACCATTGACCCCAACGATCAAGACAAGTTGTACTTAGTTAAAAACTCCTCCGGTCAAACCGCAACCTTTACACAAGGTTCTGGCAGTGACGCATCAATTATAGATGGTGAGACGGCGTGGATTTTTGCTGATGGTGCTGGCAGTGGCGCGGCGGTGCAAAAGGCTAGTTTTATACCAGATATAGTGTCGGATATTACTCCGCAGCTTGGCGGAAATTTAGACACAAATAGTCACAATATTCTTGTAGATGACGCTCATTTCATTGGCGATGAAAATGGAAATGAGCAAATTATTTTTCAAACCACATCATCTGCTGTAAACCAAATTGATGTCACTAATGCCGCGACGGGCAACGCCCCGCAAGTGTCGGCTACTGGGGATGACTCCAACATTAATTTAAAGTTGGCCGCAAAAGGAACGGGCAAGTTAGAGCTTGCCTCTGATCTTCAGGTCAACGGCACCACGAACAACTGGACTATTGAAGTGGATTCAGACGATCATCTGTTGTTTAAATACAACGGCACTGCTGTTTTTGCACTTCAGGATAATGGTGCGGTTATTGCCAAAGACGACATCACGGCGTTTGGTACGCCGACATAAGGAGGGTTAGATGGGCGTAGATGGCGGCGCAGGTAACGAAATTTCTTTTTCGGATCTACAGACCTTTTATGGCGGATCTAACCCGATCAGCTTGTCTGAATATTATCGCAATGGCAGCTTAGTGCCGGGCGATCAAATATCCGCGCAATCAAATACTAGCGGCACTGGTAATCAGACGATTGGGCAATTTGGTGTAGCGGTATCAAGTGCTTTTACAGGGACGCTTAATAACTCAGCTAACAGGCAAAACACTCAAACAAGCGGAGCGATTTCTTATACAATAACTGCGGATGACGCGATTATCAAACTTGGTGGCAATCATCCAAGTGGTCAATCGGACGAAAACCCACAGGGAAATTGGCAAGTTTTAAGAAGTGGCAGCCCGATTATTGGGCCTATCCAATTAAGCGCACAAGCGGGAGAAAGTTCTGGTTCTTATTTTGGCACCAGAGGATCAAGTCAATATGTGGCCCAAATAAAAGGTCCGGCATATCAATCCGGCGATGAAGACCCGACTGGGTCCGCAGGTTTTGGACTTGGTGAACTTTTAGTCACCACAGCCACACAAGCGGGTGATGTAGTGGACACCGTCACTCACTCTGATGTGGCCACCGTCACAACACGTCGCCGAGATCAAGAATTTGATGTAGACTTTACAAACAACAGTTCTGTGACCATTGCTACAACTTCCGGCTCTACAAACGGAAATAGTTCTACAGGCTCGCTTACTTTTTCGGCAGGGCAAACACGCAAAGTGAAAGACGACGCATCGTCAAGTAACTACGTGCTTGGTCATGATGCGGTGCTGGGTAATACAAACGTGCCTGCTAGTGGAACTATCAACATGAATGTATTCAATGCGCCGGGGACCGCGACACCGTAATGCCCTTAACAAAGTTACAATTCAGGCCCGGCATCAATCAAGAGGTCACCTCGTATTCCAACGAAGGTGGTTGGCGGGACTGTGACAAGATACGTTTCCGTATGGGATATCCAGAAAAGCTGGGCGGCTGGGAAAAATTATCGTCATCAACGTATCTTGGCTCTGCTCGTGCGCTACATAATTGGATCGCGCTGGATGGTTCAAACTATCTCGGTGTTGGTACACATCTGAAATATTACATCGAAGAGGGTGGCGCATTTAATGATATCACGCCCCTCCGTGTAACCACTGGCGCGGGGGATGTAACCTTTGCAGCCACCAACGGCAGCACTACGATCACTGTCACGGATGCATCACACGGCGCTGTTGAGGGAGACTTTGTTACCTTCTCTAACTCAACTTCTCTCGGAGGTGTTATTACAAGCACCGTTCTTGATCAAGAGTATCAGATTGTTAGCATTATAAATGCCAACAGCTATACGATCACTTCTAGTGTGGCGGCTAACTCTTCCGACACAGGAGATGGCGGCTCAACCATAGGCGCATACCAGATTAATGTTGGCTTGGACTCGACGGTCGGTGGCACGGGCTGGGGCGCAGGTCTATATGGCGGTGTGGCGGCAGGCGCACTAGAGACAACGATCAACGAAGGCGGCGAGTTTTCTAATTCTGATACCACACTGACCGTGGCAAATGGCACAGGCATTGCTACCAATGACCTGATCTTGATCGACAATGAGATACTGAAAGTCACCAACGTCGCTACTAACGATCTTACTGTGACACGCGCACAATCAGGCACAGAAGCCGCTGCTCACGCCAACGGCGCTACTGTAACTTTGATATCTGGCAATGCGAGTGCAGCTAACGACTATTTCGGTTGGGGTGATGCGGCATCGGGTGGCCTGACAACCACGACACAGATACGTCTGTGGTCACATGACAATTTTGGTGAAGACCTGCTGATCAACGCACGAGACAGCAACATTTTTTACTGGGACCGTTCTACCAATTTGTCTAGTCGAGCGGTAGAACTTAGTGCATTTGGCGGAAGTGGTTCTCGTAGTGTCCCCAGAATAGCAAAACAAATACTTGTTTCTGATCAGGACCGTCATGTGATCGCTTTTGGGTGTGACTCCAAAGGCGGGTCTAGTGATACTCAAGGTGACGGGGTACAGGACCCCCTTTTAATTCGGTTCTCCACTCAAGAAAGCGCAACCTTGTGGTTCCCAGACACTACAAATACCGCGGGTAGTTTGAGGCTTGGCGCGGGCTCTACTTTTGTTCAAGCGGTAGAAACAAAAAGAGAAATACTGGTTTACACGGACACCGCTTTATTTTCTATGCGCTTCATCGGCGGAGATTTTGTCTTTGGCCTGTCTCAGCTAGCTTCAAACATAACCATAGCGGGGCCTCAAGCTGCGGCGTCTACAGAAGATGTTGTGTTCTGGATGGGTATCGACAACTTTTACGTGTATGCAGGTCGCACTCAACAACTGCCCTGTACGGTGAAAGAAAAAGTTTTCAACGATTTCAACACTTCAGAAGCTGACAAAATTGTTTCTGGAGTAAATTCAGAGTTTTCTGAGGTTTTTTGGTTTTATCCTTCGGCTTCTGCCACGGACAATGACCGATATGTTGTATACAACTATGGCGAGAAAGTTTGGTACTTTGGCACTTTAGCTAGAACGGCGTGGTTGGACCGCGGCACACGGTCCTTCCCGATAGCTGCGGGCAGTCAATTTCTCTACAACCATGAGATCGGTTTTGATGATGACGGCTCTGCAATGACCGCGTTTATTGAGTCAGCGGGCATAGACATAGGAGATGGGGATCAGTTTTTATACATTCGGCGCGTGATACCTGACTTGACGTTTACGGGGTCCACGGCATTGAGCGCTCCGCAGGCTGTGTTTACCATAAAATCACGACGTTTTCCCGGAGCTAACTTTGATAATACTGCGGCGGGGACCGCGGAACGAACTGCCAGTTCCCCTGTCGAGACCTACACGGAACAATTACATTTAAGGTCAAGAGGCAGATCCTTTGCCCTGCGTGTAGAGAGCACGGCCCTCGGCACTAAATGGAAGTTGGGAAGCCCTAGAATAGACCTACGACCTGACGGGAGACAGTAATGGCGCAAATTGAAGTTCCCGCTCCAAGACTTCCAGAGGCTCCAGAAGAGTACGATCCGGTATACATGCAGGATTTATTACGGGCTTTGGAAGTTTTTATTTCTCAAGAGAGAACCCCGGGGAAAATTCGCGGGACGGCTATAACTCTGACCAACCTGCCCACTAGCTCAGCTAATTTAGAGTCAGGGGCTTTGTTTAACGATAGTGGAACAGTGAAGATTGTTACTTAATAAAAAGTAAGGTAAGATTCGGTCATGGGACAATCTGCTCAAAAACAAGACATGCTCAGCGTACCGTCAGGCGGTATCGCTGATTTTTATATGTCCGACGAAGATATCGCTGTAATTGAACAGGAAGAGGCGCAAAAAGCCTTTGGTTCTGAAGGGGTTGCAGCTTTTGATGATGTCGTTAAAAGGATGGCCTCTTACGGTCGTTTTGGGGATGACCGCATCGTACACGTTGAAAGCGGCGAGATCGTCGTGCCGCGGGCCTTGATCGAGCAAAGCCCTGAACTGAAGGAGTCCATCTTCTCGCACCTTCGGGAGCAAGGTGTAGAAGATCCCGAGCGGTATGTTGTGGGCTCCTCGGCCAACAGCTTGAACCCTGAGACGGGCCTGCCTGAGTTCTTTTTGAGCAAAATTGTCAAGGGTGTTAAAAAAGCCTTTAAGGGCGTGGGCAAGGTTTTGAAGAAAGTCGCGCCGGTTGTCTTGCCCCTTGTTTTGGCAAGCACACCTCTCGGCCCTGTATACGGCGCGGCAATGGGATCGGGCATTAGCACTTTAATTCAAGGTGGCAGCGCAGAAGACGCCTTGAAAAACGCTGTTATCGCAGGCGGGACAGGTGCGTTGTTTAAAGGATTTACTGGGAAGGGATCCTTTGGCGAGAACGTCAGCGCAGCCTTCTCTGACCCTGCGGGACGTTTTGGTCAGACACTTTCCGGGGACCGGGGCTTCTTTGGTGACTATAAGCCCGTGACCGCTCCGCCTATCACCTCAGATCCGTCAACAGGTCTTCCTGACTACACTGTCTCCGATAGTGCGTTGGGGGACACCCCACCGGGTTCAAAGATCTCGGCCCTCGAATCTATTCAAGAAACGATCATGCCGTCAGATCCAACCTCGGCACAAATTGCCCAAAAATCTCAAGAGCTTATGAGCA